GTTGAGAATGTAAGCATACCAACCTGATATAGGTAGTAAGCAACAGATGGGTGAATAACTAGAGTATCTAGCTCTTCTCCTCTTTCTCCAAGAAGTGATCTACCCCTTGCAACAGCAGACGCAGTTAGGAAGTTAGCTTCAGCAGCACTTGTGCCAGCTTTAGCAATATCAAGTGAGTTTGCACCTAAAGGACCAGTACCAGAAGCAAATAAACCATCTAACAAGCTGAATAGTCTTGCTGAATTTAGTTTGTTGATAGCATCTGCGATTTGGTTTCTGATGTGACCCATTGGATCTTCACCAGCAGCCAATACAGCTACATCATCAACAGCGTATGCAAAACCTCTATGACAGATAGTTGCGATCTGTGTTCCTGTACCAATCTTCTGTGGTGTCAAATAACCGTTGTTACTTGTACCCCATGTTGCTGTACCATCTAAGATTTCCTCAGTTGGAGCGATTGGGTTGAACTCTGGAACTTGGATTCTTGTTCCACCTTCTGTTGCGTCAAGAAGTGAGTTTCTTACAACAGCACCAGATTTGATAAATGCACTACGCTCTTTTATAGCTTCGGAAACGTATGTGCTGAGATTATTTCTCTTAACGATGTCCGCTAATAGGACACCGCCCGAATAGTTCTGAAATGGAGCAGCCATTCAGATCTCCTTGTTACTTTTGCGATACCCTAGTCACGGACAAGGGGATTAGTTTCACAGAAACTAACTATTTTTGAGCCTCTTGTTTCAGCACTGCTGCCATTTGAGGATCTTGTTCTAATAGTAGCATTTGTTGTGTGAGATTGCCCGTTTTCCAAGGGTTTACAGGTCCTCCACCAGCATTTGCTACGGGGCTTGGTTTAGCACCCATTCCAGCAGCAGAACTTGGTTTAAAATGATGCTCGTAGCCACTACCAGGGTTTTTGAGACTCGTGAGATACGAATTGAGATCCTGCTCTACACCTCCGTTTAGGACAACAACTTTTCCTTCAGCATTCTTTTGTAACTTGTTTTGTAACAAAGAGAGCATCTGCTCTGCGTTTATAACTCCTTGGTTGCTGATAGCTGCAAGTGCTGTTGTTTTTGTAGAAGCTGTTTCGTGAGAGTTTTTCATCTCTTCAAGCTGCTGAGTAAGACTTATTATCTGCTGATCTTTTTCCTGTGCAGTTTTATTGGCTTCTTCCCAAAGAGTTTTCCATTGACCCTGTTCTTCTAAGTCTTTGGTTCGTTTTTCTTCTCTCTGTTTGTAGACTTCATCAAGTTTGCCCTTGATTCCCTTAAATTTTTCCTGGGCTTCGATAGCTTCTTTTTTAGCAGCAGCTACCTGTGCTTCATATTGCTTCTTGATACTATCAAGATTTGGAGCTTGTGGTTGTGAAGGAGTGTCAGTCACAGACTGTTCAGCGTTGGTCACAGACTCAGGCTGAATTACTTTTTCTTCTGGTTCCATTAATTATTCGGATAGAGGGCTGTCAGTTTTCTTTTTAGCAGCTTTTTTCTTAGTTGCTTTTGGTGTAGGAGCAGGACAAGCTTCCGCAGTTTTTTGTGCTTCAGTCTTAGGTTCTACTACTTCCCATTTGTAAGTTCCGTCAGGTTGCAGAACATGGTCTATAGATCCAGCCATAGTTTTTATGTACTTATCTACTATTGTAGCAGCTTATTCGGGTTTGGCTTCGTTAGCTGTTGGTAAAACTTCACCTTGGACTAAAATATCTCTAAATTCTTCTCTATCAATAACTTGTTGATCGAATAGTGATGTCAAAGCTGTAATATCCTGTCCGATTAATCTTTCGATGTCGAAGTCTCGACTTATTTTTACTTCAGGTGGTTCGATTCCAACATACTCGGCTGATAGATTGAAGGCTTTTTGTAGCTTTTGCTCTAGTTCCATAGAAACCATTGCAAGCATCGAGTTTGTATCTACACGATCTAGTCTGCGAGCATCTGCTGATTCAGCCACAAACTTCTGTTGTGATAGTGTACTGATTCCGAGTGTTGCCATCTGCATTTGTAGCTCTTTTATTTCTGCTGATTGTGCATCGAAAGCACTGGAAGCTGGTTCTACATAGTAAATCTTGTTGCCAGGCTGAGTTGCCATTGCGTAGTTTACAGATATAGCAAGGTCTTTGGTCTGGTCGTCATAACCCTCCATAACTAATAATGGTTGAGATGCAACGTGCAAACTGTGTATTAAATCAGCCTGTCTCTGGAAATGTGCAAGATTTAAGTACGCAATATCCAGTAAAGGTGGTTTGCTGACAAGATTATCTGTTTTACCTGCATATATTGTTACTAAAGGTATTTCACCGAGAGAAAAACTGCCAGATTCTACCTGTTTGTAATCTTTATCTGCTGAACCCATTTCAAAATCACCTGTAACACTGTTATCTGCAACGTCATACATTTCCTCAATCTGTTCTTTTTTGCGGAATACTCTGTATCTACCTGGTTCGATAACTCTAATCTGGTCAAATACTTTTTCGCCAAACTGTCCGTCAGGTAACACAGCCTTTTCACCTATTCTCACCTGTATTAAGTTTCCATAATTAGATTCTCTGTCTAGTCTCCAACCATAGAGATTTGTTGGGTCTACTTCGATCCAATAAGGTCTGCGGTTTTGTTGACGTTCTTCTGCAAGACTCACTGCTCCTGATGGTGCAGGATAATCTACAAGAATGTGACTTTGGCCGTATGTAAGAGAACACATAAGTACTCTTCTTGCGTATTCATCTAAATCTGATTTGCAGCCATCTACATCCATTTTGAACATTTCTGTCCAGTATGGATCGCCTGTTAGTGTTATTGGCTTGCGAAGTACTAATCCTGCTGCTGCTCTTATTAGTCTTTGAGTAAATGGACTAAATACTGCTCTATTTACTCTGGCGAGGTAGGCTTCGTAATCTTCTCTTGGTTCTAAAGGTAAGAAGGCTTCGCTGTTTGTTCGTAGATAATCAGTGCCTTCGGTTACAGCTTTCATTATTTCCCAACCTTTCATCATATCGAGGACAGCCCTCGTGCGAGTAAAAGGGCTGTCTATCCCACCTACAGAAGTAGATGAAACAATATTGGTTCTTATTGGTCCAGGAACAGCATAAGTCATTTCAGCACCTCCATCTTCTTAATGCTAACGCTTTTCTAGTTGGTCGGCCTTTACTATCTTTCATTGGTCCTTTGACTCCTTTCATTCTGGCACAAAATGATTTTCGTCTAGCTGCTCTTTTTCCTGTTGGATTCTTTTCGGTTACTGGTGCTTTTAGGTTACTGCCTGTGGCACGATTGTATTTCGCACGGCCTTTTGCGGTAAGTCCGCCTTTTTTGGACTTTTCGCCTCTACCTACTGATAAGCTAACTCCTTTTCTTGCCATTATTTGCCCACCTTTGCTTGTGCCTTCTTATGGGCTTGGGTAAAAGTGTCTCCTGCTCTCATTCGCCTTTTCATAAACTCCATGTGCTTCGCACTATGATGCTCAGAGTGTTTAGATAATAAAGTTTTTTGGCGAGGAGTAAGTTTCACTTCTTTTTTCGTTTTTTCTTAGAACGGATTTTTTTAAGATCAGCAGAAGTGATCTTATCTCTAGGAGGAGCAACCCTAGCTAATTTACGTTGCTTGGCTGAGTAAGAACCTTTTGGCATTATGCACCGTTGGTGATAGCACCAGAAGTAATAAAGCTAACGTTAACTGTTTCTAAGTCGCCTGTTGTTGCAGATAAACTTGTTCCTGTAACAATGCCAGAAAAACTTACTTTTTTAGTTCCAGAAGTGTCTAAAAATAATTCAAACTGTGCGTCACCAGCATCTTCTGTAGTTAAAACATCAGCTAATAGGTTTGCGGTTTCGTTGCCACTAGCTGCTGTGTAAAGAAAGTCGATAGTGCCTGATCCAGAAATTAAACTACCTACAAATGATCTTGATGTTGCTCCATGAGCAGTTACGTCTAATGTGTCTTTTGTAGTATCTAAAGTCCAGCCTGTAGTAGATACGACTGTTTCTGTAGTTCCAGCCCCATTTTTAAATTTTACGGAGCCTTCTTCTCCACGAAAAAATGCCATTATTCTAAGAAAAAAGAGTATTTATAGATAGTTTAACTTGTAGTTGACTTTTTTACAGTACCTTTTTTGTTTTTTGCTAGATATTGTTCACATCGGGGGTCCCAAAGTGCAGGATTTCGCTTTCCTTTTACTTTTTCGATGATGTCGAGCATTTTATCTGTGATTTCAGTCATTTTTTGCTCCTTTTGGTGGCTTTTTTACGTCTATGTTGATACTTTATCTTAGCACTACCAGTTTTTTCACGCTTAAATCGTGCTTTTTCGGCTGATGACATCTCTCCAGTAGTCTTAGGTGTCTTATTTGAGACACGTTTACTGGGTCGGCAAGCTGGATAGCCTCTTTTTTCGCCTTTTTGACGACCACAAGGCTTACCAGTTTTGACATCTACCCATTTTTCTTTGAACCAACGGGTTAGACCACCGCTACTTCTTGCCACGTTTCTTAGTTCCCGTGCGATAAGTGCCACCACGCTTTTTGTACTCTCGTACAAGCCATGCGTT